ATTGTCCACGCTGGACGTGACACAAAGTAAAGTTTTTAATCGTGATTTTTCAGGTTTGTGGTTTGATTATCGATATTTTTATCAAACGTATCTCACAACTGCTTTACTTCGTTTTCTATTCTATCGAAAAGGTTCTCCTAGAATGAAATTGACATTTTCTAACTCGCAATGCAATGATCATAAAGATTGCATGTGCGATTTGCTGGTTAGTGGTGTTGAGCCAATCTCTTCTTTCACTGTTCTTCGGTGTGTTGGTGGTGTTCCACGGAAACTATCAACCATGTATGGTGAAATGACTGCGCGATTGACACGTGATTACAGTGTGTGTGGGCAGCAAGTTGTTCGCAATTTGGTGCCAAATGTTACTGCTCATCTTGATAATCTAATTCGGGCAAGTTCACGACTTGATTCATCCATCATTCGACCGCAATTTGAATTTAATAATACTTATCGAATCACTCCTCGCGTAGATGCGAAGTTTTTGGCGTCAGTAACTCAGCGTATGGATAAATGGTATTTTGGTCGTCTGAGTATGAATATTGACCGATTTATATGGCGTACTGACGCCGATAATTTGGTGTATCAGACTGACACAGTCCCATCCTTAGTTGAATTGGCTTTTAAACAATTGTCTTTTAGCCACTATTGTAATGGCAAACGATATGGATATTCGAATTGGTGTGCGACAACGGAATCTATAACCCCAGAGAATGTACTAGCTAACTTTGAAGAGTTTTCCGTTGACAATAGCACTCGCGATGCAGGCTATGACATAGCCAAACGATACTTTCCTGCTGCTTTGAATATTTTATTTACCAAATTCTATGATTCATCCCAGCACTTTAAGAAGGTTAAATTTGACTATAATCCTATTGCTTGTGCTCAGGAAATGAACCTTATGGCTAGTTCCGGTATTCGTCCTGGTATCTCTAAGTCTTTTGTAGTTGGAGATGCTGCAATTCGGATTTCACCAATTGGAAAAAAACTTGAGCAATTACCTCATGCGATGAAAACGCATATGAATTGGGTACGAGAAGTGCGAGCTGGTGGCAATCCTTACTTACCATCGTATTGTGTTATTAAAATTAAAGCTGAGCGGAAATGTGCATATGGTAAGCCTTTATCGAGTTTGATGAAGTTACCGAATAAGAAAAGAGAATTTAACACTACTAATACACTTAATCAGTTGCATTCGACATGGGTGAATGGTCCTCGTATCAAGCTTGAGCGAGGAAATGCGATGAATATTGGCCGTAAATGGTGGAATGGTGGTGCCTTAGAATTCGCGCGTTATTTGCATTATGATTTGAAAGGAATGCGTTGGTATGAAGGTGATTATGTTGGTCATGATAAGCATATTCGTGATTACCTTCTAATTCTTTATCAATCTACGAATGTATGCTATTATGATTGGGAAAACATGACTCCGGAAGAGCAACATATCTTCTTAACTGCTAATGCTCAGGCATTGTTTAATATGGTCGTGCGTCCAACATGTCACACTGGTAATGTGTGGCGAATAATAGAAGGTGTGTTGTATTCTGGTGGTAAGGAGACTAGTAGCGCTGGCTCTTTTATCACAATATTTACGTTTGCGATCTACCTTTGTCACTCAATGCGTCTGTATCCTGCTCTTAGCAAACAGATTATGCGTGCGCTTGAATTAGGTCTAATTTTAATTGCTGCTTATGGTGATGATCATTTGTGGTGTGCACCAGCGTCATTGGAGAGCGTTTTGAATGAGGACACTTTTGCCCAGGTTTCGTTTGATTTCTTCGGTATGATTATTCAAGATAAAATGGCTCATAAAGTATTTTTATCTGTACCCAACGAGACCACTGGTGAATTGTCAGTTGTTGGGCCAAAATTTTTGAAGCGTTACTTTATAGCAGGTCCAGATTCTCCTGTTTTGCCATTTAAACCTTGTTCGGAAACTGTATCTAAATTATTGGCGCCTACCAGTGATGTACCTTTTGATACCCTAATTCGTTCAATTGGTCAGGCGTGGGATACTATGTTCACTAATCCAGTTGCATATCAAATGTGTTACTTCGTTTATAGAGATATGTTACGTCTTGACACGCGTACTCCTTCTCAAATATTTGCTCAGATGACTAAAGAATCTGAAAATTATCGGGAGTTGAGTAAAAAGTTGGCCATTGATTTAAATATAATGTTATTAGGATTTCCAGATTATAATGAGCGTAGAATTGAATTTCATAAGTGGGATGCTTCTAAAACCGATTATCGTGTTACTAACCCAATGCCTATAAAATATGAAAATTACGATTTTTAATGAGAATATGTACCGTACCCG